TGCATCATCAAGATGAGCATGTCTTCGACTGCTGCCTGCGAGAGCGCTGCGTCGATTGCCATCTTGTTCTGCCACGTGCCTGCCGAGAAGTTCGGGTGGGCCACATTCAACAAGCTCACACCATCACCACCGAGGAACGCACCGTTGAAAGCCCGGTTGTAAACGTTCGTCGCGTTGATATTCTTCGTTTCACGGAAGGCACGACGCAACCGCTCGACACGGCCCTGGGTCAGCTTCACGTAGAGGTTATCCTTCAGCTCCTCGTGCGTGACAATAATCCCCAGACCGTACGCCACGTTCGTGCCACGGGTGATGAAACCCTGTTGCATCGTATCGTAGCTGATAGGCTGTGCTTCCGGCTTGAACACCGCCAGACCCAAGCCCACCGACTGCACGTACTCTTCGTAGTTCTTATCCGATTCGTACTTGCGGAACATCATCGGGGAAAATTCGGGCGCGGAAGGCGCTGCCGAATCCCACCAGCTCTTAACCCCTTCCCATAGTCCCTTGGGGTAGGAGCCTGTATTAACAATACCTGGCATGGTAATTCTCCTTTCAGGCCAACGGCCCTGTTAATTAAACCCCGGCGGTATTGCCCTGGAATTCGTGTTGGTTGAAGATCACGTCCCACGTCGCATTAGCACCGAACGCGTTGTTCGGCAACTGCGACAGGCCCAAGAGCTTGACGGTGAGGGCTGCGGTCACTGCAAACGAGGACGACAAGAGAACCGTTGCAGAGTTCTGCGCGGGGGCCGTCGGGTTCGTCACGGTGAAGGAAGAGTTGAGGCCCACAGATGCTGCGACCAAGTTGGCAGTAGTGATACCGTCATCTTGGATCTGGAACACCACCTTGGGATCGTCCACCACCAGAACATAATAGTCGCGGGTCTTCGTGGCCGGGATGTTCTGTACCGTGAGGTCCAGGTTCGTACCGACAATCGAGGGCTGGTTCGGATTCGCAAGCAGGCATCCGATAATCACTCCGCGCACCACGCCTGTACCTGTGGTGTTCTTTGTGACGTTCGCAATACCGTTGGCGTCTGCGCCCGATGCTGCCGACAGCACCACATCACCAGGGTTATACTGGTTTGCATCTGCCGCTGGGATGTGATACATGTTCGCGCCTCCGCTCCACGCTGCACCATTTAGGTAGCGAGCGGGAACGAAACCGCGAGGCTGGATAAAGTTTGCCATGCTGATCTCCCTGAAAGTAAGGGTTTGTTGAGAGGGGCCGACCCAGCCCCAGGTTAGAACTACTCGCTACGACGTTGCCTTGCGGCTTCTCCGAGCTGGTATTCTTTGCTGTAGCCAGTATCGATTTCAGTCCGCACATTACGGAGGCTGCGCATGCCGGACTTCTGATCCGGGTCTTCTGCTTGCCTACGAATATCTGCGTCCCATTTGTCTGCAGCCCGATATCGGCGCGATTCGATTTCAGCCCAGAGATCATCCGGGCACTTCAACAGGTAAGCTCGAAGAGCCTGCCCGTCGCTGCGAGTGCCCTTGACGAACCTAGAGATCACAGAGGAAATCTCTTCATCAGGGACAACTTTCGCTTGTTTTGCGTTCAACTCATCCTGGGTAACGAAGTCGAAACCCTGCTCCAGTTTCGATTCAATCCCACCATCCTCGTCATTCACCCAGGAGAGCTTGTGACCTGGGATTTCCCCACGTACATGTAACTGGAGGGTGAGCCCTCCTAAATCGTTTTCTCGTTCGCGTGGGGCTGTGCCGTCCGCACGTGCTTCGCGGAGGGACCGACCGTGGCGTCGAGCGGACAAGAGCCGGTTATGGTCTGCATCGGGAGAGCGTTGGAACGAACCCGCTGCTGTTTTGTCTTGAATAGCCATGAGAATATCCTAAAGATTATTGTGTGGAGGGGCTGGCCGCTGGATTACTTCTTCGCTTTTGGGGCAGTGCGGTGGATGTGGGGCTCATCTGAGAAGTAGTTCTTCAGGAAAGCCGCCTCGGAAGTCCATCCTTGCTTGATACCGACTTTCATCAACTCACGATCGGCTTCAGGTAAGTCATTGACGGTGTGGCGAACACCACTGGAAGAACCATTCCCACCGGATTCCGACATGCTGCCGCGGGCTGTCGGGTCGATACCCTTTTTGAACTTCAGCGGGAAGGCTTCTTCCATCTTCGAGCGCAGCAGTTCCAGGAACGCCAACCCACGACGAGTTTCCCCAGCGTCGATGGCCTCGTTGGCGAGCGTGAAGCAATAATCCCGCATGGGCTTGCTCTCGTGGAACCACTGGTTGCCGTTGTCGATCCACGCACGCACGACCGGATCGTTGGTGTTGCCGTTCTCGTCGACGACTTCTGAAGGGCTATTGCCACGGTTGGGTTGCTTGGCCTTTTCGATTTCTCTTTTGACGTTGGCCCGTTCATCATTGAGGATGTCAAGGCGGTCTTCAATCGAGTCTGCCATCTCGTCATTGCCATCACGGATAGCTTCACGTTGCTGGCGTTTCAGATCCCGAACGAGGTCGGAGATTTGGGCGTCACGGGCTTCAATCTGCCGTTGCTGGAAGTCAGCGAATTGTTTTGCAGTGCCTTTGAACTCAGCTTGTTCTCGCTTGAGAGCAGCTATCTCTTCCTGCAGCCGGCTGTTGAATTTCTTGCCGTCAGCCAGGAAGGTAGCTGCATCCTTCCATTTGGTTTCGTCCCCGGAATACTTATGCTTGGGGATCCAGCCTTTTCGAGAGGCTTCCAGTTCCTGTTCCCGGACGAGGGCTTCATCGTGGTTGCCCCCTCCGGAGCCTGCTTCTTCAGCCATTACGTGATGGCCCAGCAGCTTCCGCAGTAAAACGCTCATTGCTATAACTCCAGTTATGGAACTACGGTTGTTTTCCTGAATTACTAATTAGTAATCCCGGTTAGAAACTAATGAAACAAACTGACAATCTCCGGACCACGAATAGTCACCGAGTAGCCCTGGCTGTTGGCTGCTGTCAGCACCTCGTAGATAGCCCGCTGAAGGGCATTCCGAAGGTCATCCCCCAAAGACTCCCCCAACTGAGGGGAGAGGTCAAAGATCAGCACATCGAAGTTGACCTGGGTAGTCACGAGAAGAGATCCCCAGTCGCAGGAACTTCCTCGATTGTAGGGTTTCCCACCTTCTGTATGAATAGGTTACGCAGGCCATGATCGCGAAGAACCGTATCTAGTGAATCCATCAGCGCCCCTTTAAGGAAATCTCCATGATCCTCTACAATTTTGCAGGCTCTGTGATCGCTAGTAACCAGTTGAATCTGCAAGTTGATTCTCTTCGCCATAATTACTCCTTCGGGGGCAGTGGGGAGATGATATCCAGATCACTTACAAACCTGTAGGTCTTCCCATCGACAGGGGATTCGTGGAATTTCCCTGTGTACTGCCCGACCAGCACACGATCACCTACATCGCAATAGTCCGTTGACTTGTCCGCCCACGCATCCGGACCAATCTCCAGCACAGTGCAGACTTGGGCGCGGTTAGCCTCAGCAATCACAGTTTTGGCTACGAGGACAATCCCACCAGCAGACTTCTCTTCAACCTCTTCAGTCTCCAGAAGGATTCTATGACCAGTTGCCCGGAACCCGGATTTGTTATCAGGATTCGGCCCTTTGTTGCTGGTGCGCCAACCCGGTTGCAGATACTCAGCCATTTATTTCCCGCTCCTATTCTTTTCCGCCACAGCCTGCCGTGCCTCTTCAGCACTATCTTCCAGGTTCTGCAGCAACTCATCAATGGTTTTAATTTGAGCAAGCCCCACAGCATTCAACTGCAGAGTCTGCCCCTCTTTTTCACCCGTGTACGCACGACGCGCCCACGCCTCCATTATTGCCTGCCGATCCTCCCGCATGCCATGCAGAAAACTCTCGGTGATGGGATTGTGGAACCAGCTTAGGAAATCTTCAGGACCGTAGTCCTTGGGTAGCATCATTCTGCCGCTCCATTAGGTTGTGGGGAAGCTAGATTTTCTCTCTTTTCCGACTCTCGCGCCATCAGTCTATCTTGCACATCCATCAGCATCTTGTGATGGTGGGATTCGGAACCATCAATAGCCTTATGGCGTTCGAGCATCAGCTTCGCACCGCTGAGAATAGTCTCGTTATGCAACTTCGCCGCGCCGATCTTCGCGTTAATCATCGAGATCTGCTGCTGTGCTCCCTCTCCATCTGCACTAGCCATATGCTCGGCAGCCTTCGCTTTCAACTCCAGGATCTTCGCCTGATTCAAGGCCGCAGTCTGTTGCAACTTCGCTACTTCCAGCATCATATTGTCGTGGTGTTCCTGCTGATCCTGCTGCTGCTCTGCCTGCTTAAGGGCGATCTTCGGATCGGTAGGTGGTTTGATAGCGCGCGGACCCTGTGGGTCAGGGAAGATCTCCTCCACGTCCCATTCGTTAGCTTCCAGCCACTTCCTCGCTACCACTGCCTTATCCCACTGCGCCCCCAAAGGGGTCATCGCAGCCTGTGCTAGCTGACTAGCCTTCTCTTTCCTCTGCGACATGCTAACGACGGTCGGATCGGCACTAGGAAACACTCGGAAGCTGTTCTGCCGGTAGTCATCAGCTTCCAGAATCGCGTCAGGCCCTTGGGTAAGCTCCCAAAACCTCGGCGAATGCTGGAAGAACGTCTGGTTGAGCTTGTAGTAGATGGTAAGTTCGTGGCGGAAGGAGCGATACATCCGTCCGTGGATACCGGAGAAGAGCATCATGCCCTGCTCTACGGTCACCTGGGATGTCGTCGCGGGAGTGTTCTGCCCAGGGGACACACCAGTCATAATATCGGTAGCGGAAGAGATCTTCTCTCCATACTGGATCAGCACCCCGAGCAGCTGAAACAGCACATCACTCGGAGCATTCACCGGCAGGGGCATGATGCTCTTACGTAGATCATCCCCAGTCGAATCCACGTGCTTCCACTCAAACGGATCGAAGCTGGTTTTCCCGGCT